CAGGGGGCGTTATTGCGCCGTCCTGGAGATGTCCAAATCGTTATAGGGAGCTATCCTTTATAAAGGACGGCGCGGGTTTAGTTAGAATTTTATATAAGTGCACTAGCTAACGCACTTAAGCTGTAATAATATGACGACACAACTCAGCCAAATGTGTCGAAGGACTTTTCGAAAACAGTAAAGTGCAACTGTAACAACTATAAAGGCGTTGTCAGCCTAATGGTCAGTTATCCTGAACCTGTACTGGTTCAGGAGTGGGATCGGTAGTCTCCAGCTGAGCATAAGCTGGTGGGGGAGGAAAAGGCCCCAACATACCTGAAACAGAATGACGAATGCGAGGGTTATATGATAAAATACCGGCTGCAGGCTGGACTGCCAGAGCAGCCGGAGGTGCCACATAATGAGGCACGGCCGCAGTACCAGAACCTGGTGGAACGGCAGTGAGAAACCGAATATACTCATTATTTTGCCAAGTATTATAACCGTTGAGGCCCGGAGGATAAGTGGTCTCCTGAGACAAAGCATGCAACATCAAAGGTGGAGTACCGAGCCAAAAACCTAGTTGAGAATCGTCTGCAGCACCAAGGAAAGTAAAACCATAGTAAGGAACGTTGTAGTTAGATGTAGGGATGGAGGTGATCTGACCATTAGTAGCCTGAGCCAAAACAAGAGTTCGACTATTAGGCTTAAAATAAGGCACAATGGCATGAAGATTGCCATTTTGAGTCTCAGTCACTGCAGGGGTATTAAGTACGTGATTACGTATAGTACCATTAACCGTGGTGGTAGCAGGCACAACCGTACGAGCAGAAACACGCGTACCACCCCTCCAATAGAGGTAAGCAGCTGAGTAATATGACGCAGCAGGTGAAAAGGCTGAAATAATGCCAGTAGGACTCCAAACCCCAGGATTGGGGGAAGACCAATAGGGCACTTGAAATGTAGTAGCGCCTGTATTGAAACCAGTGTATGGCAAAGTACGAGTGATAAGTTGTTTAACAGAAGTAAGTCGTTCACCCATGCACCCCTCAGCATAGTCAATGCCCGACTGAAACGTAAAAGTATTACCTGTAAATGGAGCCAACTCCCAAGTACGATCAACAGGACAAGCAAACTCGAAATTGGCATCAGCCTGAACCGAAACTATCATGTCAATAGAACTAGAAACAGTAGAAGGAGCTATAAGAGGCGCATCAACTACAACACTGAGAGTACCTATAGAGGTACCCATATATGCATAGGAAGTACTATTAATAAACGGGACCGTAAACTCAAAATCAGTAGACTCGCTAATGTCCCAAACAGCCGTCTTAGTAGTAATAGGCTGTGAATTAGCTAAATCGATAGTAACATCAGTAACGGAGGGAATGTGAGTTATGCACAAGCGACCAGAATGGTATTGCGTCTTAGAAACACTAAACGAAAACTTAAGATCACCACGCCAAAATACAAAACCATTAGATAGCCACATAATAGGGGTAGGCCAAAAAGCGCCACCTGTAACAGTAGTAGTAGAAGGAGCCAGGTGCGTATTTTGTTTTTTTGCGTAGAAAAATGCATAAGGATCGATCTGACAATAATAAAGCGGTGCGGCAATAGCGGTTGCAAGTGGCCAATTAACAGTGCACAACATGCCTGGTCTAGACAGAACAAAAGCAAATGACATCTCATCGACGCCAACACCAGAGAAAGTAGCTGAAGGGGCAAGATGATTATCAGCCGTAACGGCAACAACGGTACTAGCATCAGGACCGTCACAAGTATGCATGTAGTTATGAGTACAAGTATTCACACGCATATTAGGGGTGACAGCCAAAGCACGAGCCCAACCAAAAGAACGGGCTGTACGACCCAAAATATTAAGAGCCCAAGAGGTCGTACCGGCCACACTAGATAATGTTGGTATAAAACCAAAAATGGTAGATATTCCCTTAAAAGTGCGACTAGCACTAAAGAGAGTACTACTAATGGGCTTGGACTCCATGTCCTCAATCGCAAGACCACTCTGAGGCACAAGCGCCTTAGTAGTAGTAGTACGATAGCCAATGAGCTCAACATCTTCAAAACTCACACGTAGAGTATATGAAGGAGCGGTGGAAGATGCAGGGATACTAAGTGGGGCAAGGTTAAAGGTACGTAGAGTACCAATTGTAGCATTGCCACCAACGAAGTCCCAATAATCGAAAACATTAGAGTAGGGTACCCGTAAGGTAGCACACTTACAATCTTGTAAATTAACAACTACCCCAGGTAATTGGAAAGCAGCAGCAACATTGGCACGATCCCAAAGAGCCGTGTCAAACTGATGGGGCTGCCACGTCATCTTAACGATCCCACCCTGAAAGGGATTGTTAGCAATGTCCAAACGAAAAACTATAGTAGCTCGCATACCAGCAACACCAACAAGAGCCCCACCCCAACGGGTCGTAATAAGCCCTGTGGTAAAAGAGTTGATAGCTCCAAAACTACCTTGAGTAACACCCATAACACCTGAATTAAAAATAAAAGGTCGTGCAAGATAAGTCGTAATGTCATTAAACTCAGCAGGAGTACCGTTCGAAACCTGACGAACACCCTGCATACCATAAATGGTAGTAGTGGTGTCCATACCACCAGAAAAAGTGGTGATACCCTGCTCCAGGGTTTGATCGGCTCCATCTCCACAACACTCAGCACCATGCATTGGATCTAAAATGGGCGCTTCAGATATAACCATACCAGCAGAAAAAGACGGGGTAGCAGGAGAATAAAATCGCGCCTAAGGTCACTCCCATGACCAAAAGCATGCCCTGACCTCCTGGTTTTCGATGGGGCTGCCATCATGGAGTAACCTGGTAGTATAGTGTAAAAACACCACTCCTTCGCATGACTTCCTGTCGACCACAAGTTTCCCGGTCAGGGGTTTTTGTATAAAGTGGCCCGTATAGTACGTCAGAGGCTAATAACGGGGTTCGAGTTTCATAGCCAACCCGAGATAGGCTGCCTGTGTAAAAGCACAGGGAGGTACATAACCATAAACCGTAAGTCCAGCGGTAGCGATTTTCTTCGCATACATAGACCACGCTTCACAATCATGGAGCGAAAGCTCGCACAGAGTAACGTGTATGACATTCACCATATCATTCTCACGCATCTCACTCCGCATCCACAGCGGTGTCTCTAGCAGAGACACAAGCGACAATGGAGCCTTTGTGATATTACTAACAACAAAGGTCTTAGAATCGTATGTAACATCTTCAACAAAGGCTCTCTTGAGAAAGGTAACCTCTGAGATCTTACGAAACGAAACTTCATTCCCAAGGGTCTTAGCCTCATCGGTATACGTAAAACCGAACGATGCCATGTAGCGGGTTAGTGCCACTTGGTCAAAAGGTTCAAGGCAAAGCGCGTACTTGTCGCTCACAGTAATGAGATTATCGTCACCATAAACGTAGCACAACACATTGTCGTGAAACTCCTTCCAATAATTGGGAATACCATGGTCAATAGCATATGACGACCAACATAAGGCTATCATAGTCATATTGATAAATGAGTTAATAAAGCTGGTAAGAGGGTGACCACTAGCAAGAGACTTATGCCACTGATAAATGACATTAGTCTTAATACCGTTGCCACCAAGGTGCCTGGAGTGCACCACCTCCTCCCACAAAACACGCCGAATAAGTTGGTTGGTTTCTGAGTCACCATACCATTCATTAATACGCCGTATTAGAGTAGAAAGTAGCTGAGGCGTTAGGGTTTTATCCCAATCGCTAAAGTCACCAGCAATAATGTGTTCCTCAGTCCCAGCCATGTACGCAAGACCTTCTCGAAGGCGACCCCACTGAGTGTAGGGATTAATGCCAACACAGCACCCACAGCGAACATTTAAGCGCTGTGCTGCTCGGGTGAAGTCACAGAAGTACATACGACAAGCAATTGCGTAGACCAGAGGACACGACGAAATAAGTCGTGTTTTTCCCTGGGCCACTTTTTCGAGAGCACGAAGCTCATCCTTAAGAAAGTCAATAAAGATGTGCTCAGAGCGAATACCAAGACGAGCCTGGGATATAACCTTGAGCACGGTTTCCTTGAGCTGACCAGCAAGAGTTCCTTCAAGGTTGAAAACCTCACCAGAGCCCCAATAATCAGTCTTTCGTCGACCAACGAGGGCGTCAGGAAAGCCCGCGGAAGTACCGCGTGGCATACTGCCAACGTCCTCATAGCCAACTATTGCCTCTTCATACGTACGTACCAACTTAGTGTCACCCACACTATGTTGCATAAAACGCGTAAAAGCGGCAACGGAAGCTTCCTCCAACCTGTCGGCGGGCAGCGCTAGCACCTTAGTGCCAGCATAGCCGTCAATTGCCTTCACATATGGATTGACCTCTACACCCTCAGCCGTCTTAAAAGGCCAAAGGATTGCAGGAGCACGCTGAATGGTAGTCCAGCGATAATTACGATGAGCAAGTTGACTATGTTTAAGCGTAGTAAGGTGACTGGCACTATAGGGTTTACTAGTGCTGCCTAAGATGACATAGCCCTTACAGGGAAACGCACCTTCAGGCAAAGGTCCGCCGTGTTCAATTAGTTCAGCCCCAGATGAAATAGGCTTAAACTTAGCACACGCCTTCTCTACCATCTCACGCGTAACAATGTTACAAAAACCCTCCGTACCACTGGAATCACCAGCAATATGAACGCCAACAATCTGGCGATTAAGAGTACCTGAACAATTATCCGCGTAGACAATGGCCCCACAATCTCCTTTTACGCTATCAACAGCGTAGCGGAGACCACGAGATACCTGAGCACCCTCAACTCCTTGCCACGCCACACACTTCTCAATAGTAGCGGTGGTATATTTAACCGAAAGGGCTGGAACACCATTAAAGATGGTACTATACTCAGCCCGAATTGGTCGATTGGGGGTTTGGAAATATACAAGATCAGCCTCATTAAAGAAGCTGGATACAATGTCACGATGTGCACGAATATTATCTACACACAAAAACGTGACATCTTCTGACGGAAACGCAATACGATCCGCACGAATAAAGTCGCGTAGAAAAACCTCAACAGGGGGTACGGTAGCGTTAAAGGACGTCTGCAAAGAAATCCTAACATCTACACCGTTAACCTCCAAACATTTTTGCAACTGTCTAACGTAATGAAAAGGCATCATCAACATATTACCCCTCACAAACAACACAGCTCCAACTCGAACATCGCCACTAGGCAACTTGACACTAAGGTCATACGAATTGCTCACAGCCATACGTGAAGCAATAAGGGAGTTAAGCTGAGACTGTTCAATAATGGTACCACCTTCAGGTACCAAAGAACCCTTTTCACCCACAGGGTTACTGGCGCTCTTCTTACCCGCCGCAACCTTGGCTGCATAGCGGGTCTTCTTAGTCTCCTTCTTAGAGCTCCAAGGCCAGGCCATAAAGGCCAAGCCAGCACCAAGGACTAACATAAGCATCGAAATGGCATTGGAATCATTGAACCATTGGAAAATAGGATTGGTGCGAATTTTGATCATGGCATTCTGAAAAGCCACCCGACATTCACGACAGCCGGAGCAAAGACCCTCGACTATAGTTTGCCGAAGTGAAGGATTCGTCATAACCTCAACACTTGGTGTAACTTGAGTCCCAGCAACAGGATTAATGAAACCAGGCCTACCAGGAGTGTCATATAAATACGAACTCATTGAAGGTTCCAACCCATCATCAGAAGCATCAGCAACAGCGTCTTCCCAGGTATCAGTGATTTCACTGCACTGGGCTTCCAAACCCTTTAAGCGGGCGGCTGCGATCGTTTCAAAATGACTCTGAAAACGACCACCAAGCTCCTCATGTGCGACCTGATTTCTGGCCAAAGCACGGATAAGCTCACCAGCAAAAACGGAAAGGGGCCGTCGGTTGACAAACTCGTTGTTAACAAAAGAACATGACAACGGATCAAGGAAATTAACATCGGCAACGTCCCATGCTGCCATAACATCACTCTGACTCTCATACTTAACTACATCAAGTCGACCATTGGGCAATGTATATTCGGATTTAAGAACAAGGCGAATGGGATGACTAATTCTACGTGATAACGCCTCTGTTGAAATAAGGGCATCATCAGACTCAATTTTAAGATTCTCTACATTAGTAGTCAAACCCACAAGTGGCGAGTTAAAGAAAACCTTACCCTTATTCTGAATAGAGGCGAACTGTAAGGGTAAGGGCCAAGGGTTAACACACTTCATCAGGGTAAGGTAATCATTATCATCCTGTCCCTTAACTACTTTAGCCTGCCCCCAATCATCAATAATAAAGACGAACTGGTTAATATACCCTTCCCAAAACTTGTCACCACTTTTTTGGAAAATATGCGCGTCTGGATTAGGACTAGCCTTCAAAACAGGCAAAGGTAGACAATGTGCAAGAACATGTGAAACTAATGCCTTCGTAGCAAGTGTCTTCCCAATGGCCGTAGGGCCCTGTACACAGAAACACACAGGCATAGGGCGACTACCACGCATACCAGTAAGACCAGCACCATAAGTTGCTAACATACCATCGAGTTGCATAATGTATCGAGTCAAAGTGGCCCCGACAGCACCCATCATACGGTAATCCTCAAGCATAGCACGACCAACGCGCTGTAATCGTGCAAGCTCTTGAATATCAGCCGCAGTAAAAGTCTTCTCACAGCCATGATACTGAGACAAAATTGTCTCAACAGCTGTACAATAATCATTAATGATAGACTGGTGTGAATTCCAGGCTATCACGTTCTTGCCAGTGAAAAAGTTGGACACGGCATTGATGGCCTTAATAACATACTTAACAATAAAGTCACTAATGTCAACAACACCCTGACACTTATAACTAAAACCACCAATCTGATCAAGAAGTTTAGTAGCAATGATCTTGGGATTGACAACCTGCCCTACTGAAAAGTACAGTAGGGAAAGCACAATAGCACCACCAAGTCCATCGGTCACACCACTATGCGGTACGAGCCCAAGACTCCAATCCTTAATACCACTAAAAGAACCTGTAATACTATCCTTCACCATGTCCCACAAATCGGGATACATACTCGTAATGACAAGGGTGAGACAGGTGATAACAGCAGCACCACACGCCATTGGGTGCTTGTGCAACCACCAAATGAGGATAAGACAACTCAGAACAGCTAAAAGACCCTTGACAGCAATCATAAAAGATGACGCTATACTCTGAATAGGAGCAACGATGGCGTCAGTAGTAGTCTTAGTACTCGTCGTAAATTGGTCAGAAATATTCTCAAGACACTCACGGGTACGATGCATCTGATCCACCAAACAGACGCGAGTAGCTCCAAGTTCGTTCACTACAACATTAGCAGCATTAGCAATCTTGTCGTGAAGCGTACCTAAGCCAAGAACCTGCGGGATAAGACCCGAATCATAAATACCGTCAGTGGCACGTGGGCGGGTCAACAAATCAGCGGGTGGAGCAGCATCATCAGAGCGAACATCATCAAGAATGTGGGAGAAAAACTCCAACATAGCAAGAGTGCGCTCATTCTGCGCATCAACAACCGGTCGCTGAAGACGGGAATCGCGCTTGTCGCGCAATTTCTTGCGCAGCGCCTCGAGCAGCTTTGCATCGCGAACCTTAGGCAATGGAGGTGGAGCAAACCGAACCTCAAAGCCGCGTGGCTCATGCGCCATAAACGGCCGCCTCGAAACCGAACGTGTGGCCTCCCAAAGGGGAAACCGAAAATCGAACGGCTGAGCGACAGGGTCGACGAGCTCGGGAATGAAGTCCTCCAAACACTCAAACTGGTTGTTGATCAGCTCAAGTGCTTCAGCGACGGTAACCTCGACGCGCGCAGGTCTGTGATAAACATCCGAGGTCGCACGAAGGGCGTGGTAGGCACCGAAGTACCAAACACACTGCTCGGCAAACCAAGGAGGTCGCCGAACCACCTCGACCTGAGGGCGAAGCAAGCGCGGTTGCACCCACCGTTTAAGGTGGATGGGACCATACTTCCGCATAAACAGACGAATGTCCATCATACAGGTGTCCTCGAAGATGTCATCACAAGCAGCGGAGCCAGTAGCCATATCCATGAAGATCATGTTGATAGGCCGATTGGCCTTTGGATCGACGATGGTAGGAATAACCGGCTTAGGAACAAGTTCAGCACGGAAACGATCACGGAGAGCACAAAGCTCGGGTGTAGCGATGGGAGCTGACGGTGAGGGGGAAACCTCATCAAGCTCATTAGGCAAAAGCAATTCAGCGAGAACGCGCTCCATAAGAGAAAGCTTGCTTCCAAAGTTGTTGATGATTTTCTTGTTAGTTGTCACCATAATTGTAAAGAG